CGTGGTCTCAATAGAGGTGTTCCAATCCTTAAGACTTACAACTACTGCCATGTTATTTCCTCACAATCCTTCCAACTACTTCGCCAACTATGTCCACAATCGCATCCTTCTGATCGTCAAAAGCTCGTTGCAAATAGTGAACACGTTCCTCTTGTACAAGCGCATATGAGACGTTAGTTCCCACGATACCTTGCACCCCCAGCCCGCGCCCGTATATACCCGTTGGGGCAACCTCCCCCGTTATGTTGGAGCGCAACCGACCAGTATCAACAGGCGCATTTTTCTTCGCGCCCCTGACCACGAGCAGCACCGCTTTCTGCATCCCGTCCACCATCAGGCGACCATGTAAGTCGCGGGCGACCTGTTCCATTTTTTGTTTGGTCTCTTCCAGACCGTCAACGTCGAAGGACACGCGCAGGTCATCCGGCATTAGATATTATCTCCATAATGGAACAAATTACAATTACTAACACCAAGAGCCCCAAAATCCCTAAGAGTATTTTATTTTCCAAGTTAGATTGCCTAACATATTCCTCTGAATACAAAGTGCCATAACTTGTATCTTCCGGTTTCTTTTTCATCGTACCGCCCCTATCGCTACTCTCCGATAGCGCCCTTTGTCCAGTATAGCTTGCGCTGACGGGTCAAGTCCCTTGATGTATTTTATTTCGCCAGTGTCGGGATTGCCAAGTGCATCCGCCATATGCGCTTTCAATCGTTTGTACCAATAGGCAACTGTCATTATTGTTGCTAAGTGGATGTCGTCAGGAACGGTCACGCTGTATCCCCATTTGGCGGTGACTTGCACCGTCGGCAGATACCGCCCGCCGTAGCTGCCCTTATAGAAAAACGTGAACGGTGGATCGCCAACGGCGCTTATCATAATGCCCTGGTATGGCCTCCCGTAAACTAGCGGTTGGAAGCTCGGGTTCATAGGGTCTCCAGCGAAAGCCACGTAATCGTCGTCATCCCAGTCGGTGTAATCAGTATCCGTAACGCTGTCCTTGACGGCGACCAATGTCACCTCTACGAATTCCGGCAAATATAGATACGAGTGTCCCAGCCCGGTGAACACCCGCGCAGTGGCTACCGCGTCGGCCTCAAAACCGTCCGGCCGATTGCAATAACCGTTGATTAGTTTGGTCGCCGCTTTTATATCGTCACCGATGACGACATCATCGTCCACCGCCGGAAGTGTTTCAGCTTGCAATTGTGCCTTAACTTCGTCTACTGTTGCGTAGGCCATGATTATTCCTTACTCTGACATTTCCACTTCCCATCAGATAATTGCCAACCGTCACCAAAATGAGCGATACCGTTAAGCGCCTCATTAGCTTGTCGAACAAAACCTACCATGCCTACGTTTTGACGGTCTATGATTTCAACGTCAAAGTCACGCCCTAAACTGTCGCGCATTGCGTTACATATATCATACACCGGTTGGCACGGACGTTTGCTGCCGGTGGGGGCGTAGTCGTGAAACAATATCATCCCACCTGTTTTGAGTTCGTTAAACCAGTCTAAGTCTTTGGCGAGACAGTTATGGTTTCCATCAACGAATATAAAATCCAATTTCTGATTCATGTGCTGCCATTGCACTAAATAATCCCATGACATCACCCGGTCTACATAAACATTGTGATATGGCTTCAAATTAATTACCGCCTCCACGAACTCTACTTGCTTGGGATTGAGCGTAATCACCCGTCCCTCGCTCAGCGCTTGCGCCAGTACCGCAGCGCTGTACCCGGTTGCGGTTCCAATCTCTAGCGCTTGACTACCCTTCACATTGTATCTACTGGAAAGGGCATATAAACACGCCGCCTGATAATGCCAAATCTCACGCTTGGTTTGTTTGATGTTCGAGCGCGCGTTATACAAGGCATCCGGCAGTTTGGGATAATCATCTAACGGCGCAATATAGGCTAAAATCTCATCTGGCGTTCCGGTTATTTTCATCATATCTCCAGTATATCATACTTTATTTCGACTGTCCCAAGTTAGCTGTAATCCGTCGCGCAACGTCACGGTAGGAGTCCATCGTAACACGCGCCGAGCGCGTTCTATGCTCATCACCCGGCGGCGTACATTGTCGATGTCGCGGTTTTCAACTCGGATAAAATCCGAATCTCCATGTTTGCAATATATCATTCGTGCCAATTGGTTAACATTAGTCTCAATCCCCGTTCCGATGTTCATCGTTTCACCGACTGCGCGTTCATTATCTATTGACCACATTAACGCCCGCACAACATCATCAACATAGGTGTAATCCCGTGTCTGTTGACCATCTCCGCAAACAGTTATCGATTTACTTTCTCGCACGGCCTGCATAAATATTGGTATCACCCCCACCCTTTGCCGGGGCCCGTACACGTTCGACAATCTAAATACCACCACCGGCAACCTGAAACTCTCGTAAAACGCCTGACAATATAACTCACCCGTGTACTTGCTGGCGGCGTATGGGGTCAACATATAAGCGGGCGTGTCTTCGGTTATTGGAAGCTGTGATGAGTTGCCATAGATAGATGCTGAGGAGGTGTAGATAACTCGCTTAACATCATACCGCCTAGCATAATCTAAGACGCTAAATGTCCCTTGTGCATTTGAAGTAAAATCACTATATGGACTTTTGGTGGACGCGATAATGTTCTTGGCGGCAAGATGGTAAATCACATCAAACCTGTTGTGGTCGTTAGTTGATGAGATACACTCTACCGGAGTTTTACTAAAATCATTTATACCCTGTAGTTTTTCTATTGCCGGATGCGACATATCATCCAACACCGTCACATCATGCGCCTTTTCCACCAACGCATCGACCAGGTGCGAACCAATGAATCCCATTCCGCCCGTGACTAACACCTTCATATCTTGAACTCCTCGAATATAATCTGTCTCAACTCTTGCGCCCGTGTCGCCCAGGTGTGATATTGCCGCACAAGCTCATAACTTCTATCGGCTATCTCTCGCCATTTTCCATTTGCCATTAAAGTTGTGAGAACGTCGGCAAGCTGCTCCCAGTTCCCGAACTCAACATAGTGTTCTCCAGGCTCCCGTTTTTCGCCTGATACCATTGGCAATGTATCAGTCACCAGACACGACCTTGAGGCCATGACATCAAATACGCGGTGATTGCGACACGATGAATTATAAATAGTGTTGACACTAATTTTAGCCCGGTTGAAACTATATGGATAATCTAATTTACTACGTTTGCCGCCCATGTATTTATATCCCTGCTGAGAACAAAATTCGGTTAACCATTGGTGCATATCTTTGCGGCGCTGGTCAATTGGGCGGGCGTGAAAACAAATATCAACATCCTTCTCCAGTTCATAATCCTTGAAAAATTCATCATTGACGCAATATCCCAAACGCCTAGTTGGGATATTTAGATGCTGGAAGCGCGACAGCTTATCCTGCTCAATCAATAACAAATCATGCTGTGGCGCAGTCCGCAACCGTATCTTGTAATGATCCTTGCTGGCCGGGCTGTCAACTATGTAATAAATGGCCGGGATAACTGCATCTCGTTTCAATCTCCCAAAACACTTGTGATCTTCACGGAATATCAAATCAAAGCCCATACTTTTGTATTCAGAACGCCTCACAGAACTGTCGCGCCCTATGCCAAAATGCGTCACCTCGAACTCTGGCACAGCGTAAGACCAAAACCCGACGGCCCGATCAAACTGGCGGGGATTATCATAGTGGACTAACGCGACCTTCAATCTAGATAAAATCTTCATGCCCCTCCGGTTCGCTAAAAACATTCTCCACCGCTTTGTTTGGGATATGCCCTCGACACATCACCCGGCACCGACCATCAACCTTCGCCATCGGCACCCGTTGCCAGATTGATGCAAAGGTTTCTTTGTTTATATCCCCCAGGCAATCTCCATCGAAACCTCTGCGATTCAAACACGTCCACACTTTGCCGTTAGGCGTGATGACGCTCTGAGCTTTTGACCACCGGCAATTGATATATCCGTGCCCATCCCAGTTGAGATACATCGCAAACCGTCTCGCATCGGCAAATACTTTCGTCTCACCACGCTCCAGCAACAGGAGCCCATCAATAGCGGTCTCAATCCAGTCCATATTGTCGTATGCGTCAATGGCGGGGCGGAACTGGACATAATCGGGATTGATTTCAATGTTCACAAAATCATACATGCGCTGAATATTGTGGGCATTGTCAGGCGTGACCAGCATCCCCACACCGATTGTCGCCCCCCCCTCGGCGGCCTTCAATCGTTCTATGCCATCCAGCACCCAATCGAATATTTCCGGCTTCACTCTTTTGACGGTTGCAAACTCTTTCCCACTGATACAATCCAAACTCACGTATACCCACGTACAGTGTCGCTTGATGACATTAGCAAGCGTGGTCGGCATACTCACGCCGTTGGTGTACATCCCTTGCGGCAGGGCAGTCGCCTCTATGATGTCTATGATATGAGGATGCAACGTCGGTTCGCCGCCGCCCGCCCACGTAACCGACCTGACCCCAAACTCTTTTAATTCCTGGACAATCTTCAACGCTAACTTTCGTCCCATCATATCCCCGCAAACCGGGTCAAGCTTACATCCCTTGACGTGCTTGCCTTTGCTGTGCGTATACGCGAAATGGCAAAATTTACACCCAAGATTACATCTGTTGCTCAAGTCAACCTCAACGTTAACAGGAGGGGGATGATCGCGGAATCTATCTAGATATTTGAGAACCTTGTTCGTGTCAATCAACTTGGAACCTCTTCGTTCTTGGAATATCAAAATGATGTCTGATGATGTCCGCCAGTTGTCGGGCGCGCACCGCCCAAGTGTGATGTTCCTGTATCAGTTCATAGCCTGCATTAGAAATCGCTTGCCATTTACTAGTTTTCAAAAGCACTAATATCATCGTTTCTAATTCGCCATCTTTATATATTCCATAACATCCGTCTCCCTTTAATTCATCGGATACCGTTGGCAGTGGGGAAGTCAGCAAGCATGACCTCGAAGCCATCACATCAAAACAACGGTGCGTTCGTGTCTCTGGATTGCGATTCAAATTGATGTTGATTTTACACCGCGCCAAACTCTTAGCATAAGCCACGCCGCCGCGCTGTCCGAACTGGTAAGTATACCCGTTGTGTTTACAGAGTTTAAATATTCCCTCATGTAGCTGTAATCGTTCCGGCGTATGGTGGAAAAAGAAACCCACATCGGTTGTGTAGTCGCCATATTTCGGGGCGAACATTCTATCGTTAACACAATGCGACAAACGGCGTACCGGCGCGCTCCCCGCGAACCGTTCCAATCTATCCCAGTCAACCAGCACAAGGTCGGCTTGCTCCGCCGCCACCCTTCGCTCACGGTAATGATTAGAAGACAACGTGCTGTCTACCACATAGTAAATCAAAGGCGTGTCACCCTTATCATTCCACGTCACCCTCATTCTGGCATCCTCCTGGAATATCACGTCAAATTCTTGGAATTGGAGGCGTGATAAATCAACGTATTTCTCCTGTGGGAAGCGAGTGACCTCAAACTCCGGCACGGGATATGACCATATGCCGACCATTCGACTATCTTTGTGGCGGGGATGGTCTGCATGTACAAGTGCTACTTTAATCGGCCTCATCTCTATCACCTATTTTCCTTGCCGCCAGATAAACGATCATTGCCGGAACATCCAACGTTTGCTCACCTTTAGAGCATGTAAACTTAAATCTAACTACACTCTGATTATCTTCGTCAATCATTGATTCTACAGAGTGAACTTTAGTAGTATTCGGAAACCCTAGGAGACCTAAAATTTCCTTCGGTGATGCTTCAGCCGGTTTCACATTTTCACCTCAAGTTGCCAGATTTCATATTCTCCTAACTCGCCTATTTTCTTATATTCTCTGAGAATTTCTTGGCCTATCTCAGGACATATTTCATCAGTTTTATTTATATGAACCTCAGCCCCTATAGGTAATTCGCTCGGAACAACATGATTTTCCAATAGGTGACCGTAATATCCAGGCCAATAATCTCTTTTGTCTGGTTGATACTCAACACGAAATTTTCCTAAAACAATCGGGAATTCCCTATTGAGTATTCTGTATCGATAATCCTCTATACCATAGATCGTCAACACTCGGTACTTTAATTCATTCATGCTAATCTTGTCGCTCATATCCCCAACTCCTCACTCAATATCTGACGTAATTGTGTCGCCCGCTTCGTCCAGGTGTGATGTTTTTGCACCAACTCATAACCGCGCTGTCCTAAGTCCCGCCACATTCCGCTTTTAAGGAAGTTAATAACGAACAAATTCAATTCCTTGACGTTCTTAAAAGTGGCGTAAATCTTCGCCACGTCAGGGTCTAGCTCCGGGACAGGCGTGGTCAGTAAACACGTTCCACATGCCAACGCCTGGAGAATGCGGTAGGAGAAATTATCGGGATTGTAAGATACATTCACGCTGATTCGGCTCCTCGCAAAACTCTTTGGATACTTTGTGCCATCACGCCAACCCGATTGGTATCTATATCCCTTACGGTCACACAAGCCCGATAGTTTCCAGTCATAATAGCGGCGTTTTGTAGTGCCTGCGAAAAAATAACCGACATCGGTTGTTTTGTCTCCATAACCGGGATGGAATAGGTTTTCATCTATGCACATCATCCAACGGCGAACAGGTTTGCCAATGTCCGTAAAGCGCTCCAACCTATCCTGTGTAAGCAAAATCAAGTCCGCCCCCTGCGCTTGTGTGTGACGGATACCATAATGCCAATCTGACATAATACTATCGCCTACCCAATAAACAACCGGAACGCCTTCTCCGACAATAGTTCCGAGTGCGTGCGAGTCCTCAATCAACACAAAATCATATTCCGCATAATCCGCACGGTCTATAACATACCCGTCGCTTACTTTCGTTCGTTGCCATGTGAACTCTGGCACCGGATATGACCATGCACCGTGCATACGTTCTGTCGTTTGCTCACGATGATATGAGTGGATGACGGCGACTTTAAGTGAGTTCAACCTTGTGCTCCCCTTTATCTAAGATAGCTGTTATTTTAGATTCTAAACCTAATAACCAGAATTCCGCATCAAAGACCCCCTCTTGAATATAACCCCACTCTTCATCGGTTAGTTCATAATGTACTCTCCAATCACCGTGAACCGACTCTTCAAAATTAAATGTAAGAAGTAAACTGAGCGGTTTATCTGGGGTTCTTGGGTTATGTAGCCTTATACACCGCCCTTTAACAAATTCAACCTCTTGGAATTGTTCACACCACTTTTTAATATTATCCGCTACGTTTTCAGGTACTTCCATTTCATTTCTCCTTTTCAACTTTACACTCCCCAACACCTTCCCATCTGTCGTTTTTAAACTTCGATTGCGTTAGAACTGTCATCCATTCGTACATTAAATTCAACTCGAACAATTCCCTCACTACCATGTTGAGTAATCGTAAGTCGGCAGTATCAACATCGTGCTCTTTGCACCACTCAAACAATCGATTAGAAATAGTTTTAGTTTGTGGCCTCAACTCTTCCAACAACTCCATGAAATCATCGGTGTACTCACCATTAAAATTTAGAATTTTGCTGTTAAATGGTTTGTCAATTTTCACTCCGTCCTCCCGTCTAACTCTTTCAGATATTCCTCGGTCATGCGAATGGATTACGGCGACTTTAAGCGGTTTCAACCTTGTGTTCCCCTTTATCTAAGATAGCTGTTATTTTAGATTCTAAACTTAATAACCAGAATTCCGCATCAACAATCTCCTCTTGAATAGAATCCCACTCTTCATCGGTTAGCTCATAATGCACACTCCAATCACCGCGAACCGACTCTTCAAAATTAAATGTAAGAAGTAAACTGAGCGGTTTATCTGGGGTTCTTGGGTTATGTAGCCTTATACACCGCCCTTTAACAAATTCAACCCCTTGGAACTGTTCACACCATTTTTTAATGTTATCCACTACGTTTTCAGATACATTCATTCCGTCCTCCCGTCATATTCCTTAACTTTGTTCCACGCTTCTTTGCTGTCATTACGTCCCATGATAATCCCCTTGTGCCGTCGCGCCGTCATGGGATAATGAAGGATGCCCGCCGTGCGTTCCGGGTCATTGTAATCTGCTCTTATAACCGTGTTCCACTCCTGACCGAGTACATAGATGCGAAGCGGAGACGTGTACAGAAGGCGCGTAAACGAGGCCTGGTCGCGTTTCCCATATCTATCCCATTCCGAGTACCATTTAGCCATTAACTCGCGTGTACGCTCATTTCGACGGTATCCAAAAACACCACCATTTAATTGTAAAACCTCATCCGTGCCAACCAGTGTCGATGTCTCGTCTATCTCATCTCGGTTGTCAGGTCGCTTGCTATCTCTCAGCAGCACGTATCTGTCCGGTTGCACGCACATGAAAAATTCCCAACCAACTTGAAGCAGATCGAGCAGAAACGGAACCGGATTGACCAGTACCGTATCGGCATCCATAAACAAAACATACTTCCAATGTTCCGGGGTGCGCGTTTCTATTTGCGTCTTAATCCACCTTGCCCCCACGCCTTTGTCCTCTTCCTCAATATACCAATCCTCAATCCCGATAGGGGAGGTGGATACCAGCATTATCTCGACTTCCGGCATATACTTACGCCAGCTTTCCATAGCCGTCTTTGCACAGGCGCGCGCCGGTTCTCCAAAGGCCACAAAGTATACCCCGCTGCAATCGCGCCAGTCCGGTAGATGTTCATCGACGGACAACGGCTTGCAAAAGAATTCCTCAAATATTTCTATGTGGTCATTGCGAAAACGGTCAGGGGTGAACTGATTAGCTACCCTGCGATAATCTGAGATGTCCACAGTTTCTCCTCTGGACAACTGTCCCAAAACATATTCGAGAGCGCCTATCATATCCTCATAATTACCCTTGTAATAAGGATGCGAACCATCTAACAATTCAAGATCATCTATTAAGCCGACTCCATGAGGCAATACACATGGCACCCCACAAGCTATTGCCTCCAACGGCGGCATGGGAATTCCCTCCGCCAGCGACGTACACAAAAACACATCTAAACTCTGATAGAATTTTTGCAAATCTACCCACCTGTATTCTTTCGTCGGGATCGGCCAACCTTTCCCACTAGCTACTAATTTAATCCGCTGTCCGAGTTCGCTTTGTGCCAGTTGCGCAACCAAGTCCTCCCCCTTGCGCCCTCCCTTGTACACGTAACCGCTGACTCCCACAACCGGAACGGGATTGGACGGTCTGTCTACTGGCACGAACTTCTCTAACTCTATCGGCGGCAATGCTATATGCGCCTCCCCAATACTGGCGATGTTGCGCTGAGCGTTCGTTATCCGCAGGTCAACACGCTCTGCCACCTCAACCCACATCTCCCCCTTACGCTTGCTGTGATATGTATCGTGGTGCGTGAAGTAAGCCGCGAGTGGAGTGCTGTTGAAATCGGGAAAATCTATCCCCAACAAATATGGATAAAAATAGTTTATATCCGCCTTCGGGTTTGGTTTTTTGCCAACCGTGAAGCCCGGTATCTCTAATAGCTCGCGGATATGCCGCGCCAGTATTTGGCTGGACTTCCATTCAATCGCTACAATGTGTATGTGCATTTTTCACCCTTAAACAATACAACAGGCTTTTCAGAATCCGTATGTCCGTGCGCTTCATTCAATTCAAACACCCGACACAAATGAACGCCCTGTGGCGTGATGATAAATTTATCGCCCATGACCCGGCTCAAAAAGTTATTGGTCGCAAGGATAGTCGCCTGCAACAAATCCTCTTTATCCACCTTCACCATCTTGCCGCTATTTGTTTCTTTGAGTATCCTGATTTGATATTCTGTCAACATCACCCATCCTCCTCCTTTTGGAACTCGTTTACAGCGTCAAAAAAACTACACTTATCGGGTTTAGCTATTCCTTCTTTGTCAAACTGCAATGCGTTCAATTCCGATACATCGCAAAGACTTTTACCTATAGGGGTAATGATAAAGGTATCATAGCCTACCCGCTCCATAAACCCACACGCCACAAGTGGCATTACATGGTCAAAATATGCCTTGTCCACACGTCTTTTTGTACCGAAGTACGCCGTCTTGAGAATGCCAATTTGCTCATCTGTTAATATCATCACCTGACTCCTTCATAGAATTGATTATCATACGTTGCCTATGCCAGTCAGCAATCAAATAAGGGATTGCAGGAACATACCGCGCCACATTCCCTAAATCATAATCTGGCAATTCGCAACCCATACTTTCGATTTCAGCCTCGCATAAATCATTTAACCATTTTAGTATCTGCTGATAGTTCTTGGAGTCTTCCTCCAATTGTGCTAGTTCTTTCCACAACCGTTCTATAACACTGCGTTGATATATCATCACCTACTCCTCAATCGAACTCTACAATCGCACCGATTCTGCACTCGTCAACTGTGTATATTTCAAGCGCCTCGCACTTATCAAGGTAGACAGATATTTCATCAAGGCTACATTGCCAATCGCAATCGACAAAAGCTATCCAGTATAGAACCACTCCGACAACTAGTGAGACAGTTACTAGACCTGCCACAATCCCTAACACTTCCCATACTGTTGGGTTTTTAAAATCGATCATCACCTACACCTCCGGTATCTCTAACGTCACAACCCTACCATCATCAGCTCGCAACTCAAAAATATTGGGAGCGATTGACTCGTCAATGATAATATCTATACCAAACAAGCTGTCTGGAAGTTTTTGAGCGTCTGGCATTAAAACAATCTTCCTTTGAGCTACAACGTAATCTTTAAATCCACCGCCCACATACCACTTGTAATAAGGCATTAAAGCACCGCAAGGAATTAGTTTCTCAAAAGCCTCATAACACGCCTGCATAAATTCCATATGAATTTTACTACTCATCGTCTGCACCCTCCAAAATTATGCTGGATAACAGTCGTGCCATTGAATGGCCTGCCAAGTAACCAGTACCGCACAGGCACGCGATGGATAGCCCGCAATAATGCGCCCTGGTCTTGACCGTTCCACCGTTCCCACTCCTCACGCCATACTCTGAACAATTCCATCACCCGCTTTGTCTTACGAAACGAGAACACCCCTGCCTGTAACTGTACTGATAAATACCCCACCTCGTTGAAAGTTGTCTCCCGTTCCTGTTCGCCCACATGCCATAACAGATGATCACGTCCCTGCTGCCTACTCGGTGTGATGCACAATTCAAAACCAGCGTGCAAAACCTCGAATAGCAACGATAGATCGGCACGAATACGGGTATCGGCATCTATGTATAACGTGTTCTCGTATGGCGACCATTCATCTAAATTCAGCTTTGCCCACCGTCCGCCCAAGTCGATTTGCGGCGCATACTTAAAAACCGCCCTCGGAAACGGTTGGTCACTGATGACCGTCACGGGATAACGGTGAATGCGTTGCAACGTCTCAATGCTGGCCTCGCACTCTGCGCGCGCTTTGTCGCCATACGCTACGTAGCATATTCCGTCTGTCATTTCTTTGTTTGCCAATCTAACCATGCTGCACAAATAGCAAGAGACATTGACTTGGCTTCGCCTTCACCTATAAGATCACGGTCATTATCTGCCACGGCATGGTCGGATACTGATATAAACCACTTTTTATCTTCATGACTATAACCCGCTTCTATCCACCCAATGTCGGGCAACTTCATTGCATCATTCAAGTTAGTAGGATAATTCACTACATTGCGGTTACCCTTTACGTCGCCTACAATGACTCTAATTACTGCCTCAATTTCCCAGATAGCATCCTCCCATCCATCTTCATTTTCATCAAGGCCATTGATTTTTTCAACTAATACCCGCCAATCTGTCTCCATTTCATTCCTCCTATGGTCACGACCTTTAGCCGCGTAACTCCCTGACACTATCTCTTACCGTCTGTAGTCGTTGGAATGTAATATTCGATAATTGGCTGAAATGGAGTATACGTTAATTGGTATCGATATGGCCCCGGCGCGTAATCAATAATAACATCAGCACTATCAGCACTGCTACCTTGACCTGTAGAAATGTGACAATCACAGCTTTCAACCCACGGCGACCACACCTTACAACATACTGGACACTTCCAACCTTCTCTCATTTCAGTATCTCCCACTCCACTTTCCTCCATTGTTTCGTACATTGTTCCATTATAAGAACTTGGACTTTACAAAGGCTATCCACCATACTCATTAGCCGCCGCCCAATATAGCCTATGCAGTATGTCTTCGATATTCTCATGCGATATTCCATACAGGCATAACCGCTTAGCAACATCGCAATAAACATCATATCCTGATGACTTCCACCAATCATCCTCACCACGGATTTTCCTAGCTATATCTTCCAACCGCTTCAGGCTTTCCATCCGTTTTTTCTCGGCAATCGTTTTTTCATTCATTTCAATCTCCCTTACAACCTATACTTTATATGTACGTAAATAAACATTTTCGTACATATTCGCTGGTTTAACATGTAGTCAAATCGCTTCAATTTCTCTACAGTCTTTAATATTCTTGACATGTCGTGTCAACCATCCACTCCCGGCACACCAATTGCAATGAGGCGTGTCGTTGCACCCGCAAGGAACTGTCGCACTCTTGCATGGGCCAACTACAAACTCACCACCAGCTATACCCACTTTTTTTGAGCTATCAGCCCATAACTCAGAAGCCAGTGACATCATCTCACCATAGCCAATTTCCAGCAATGATTTCAACATTTCTTTGTGTCGCTTGCGGACTTGCTCATTCATCTGCGTTATTTCTATAATTCTGTCCATTTTCCCCTCCAATATAGCGCATGTAAATTGAGTTCACGAACATTATCTGCCACTTATTCTACCGCCTGGTGGTCGCTCGTCGAATTTCCACTTCTCTTCCGAATCGTCAAATGGAATATCAACCGTCTCGCTCATATCCCATTCTTTCGGCTTCCGTTTGCGCTTACGTTTCGGCTTTGTTCTCTCACCGCAGAGAATGTCCAAAATCACATCAAGCCAATACTCTACAAAATCTCTCATCGCTGATTCTTTATACCTTTGATAGAGTGTTGGTTGCGGCAACGGTGTTCCCGCTGGTGGATAAGGTGGCGGCGGTGGTATCGGTATTTCAGGCTTACCTTTTGGGTCATGTGCGCGTGGCGGTCTCTTTGGTCGTGGGCCACTACTCATTCTTCTCATTTCCATCTCCTCTAAACCGTCGTATAACAGTGGTAATATGTAGTCAAATTATTCCTTGAGCAATTCGATTACATACTCCAAAAAACCTATCGCACTCATGTCGCTCGATAAATCCACATCTTCTTTAACAAAGAGGAATTCGCCCTGTTCATCCATGCCCCCCTCAGTAGTATAGGAGGCTCGAATGCACCGCAATTCATCGCCAGTCATGCGAATGAAGTAATAATCCTCCCACTTTCCCGCTGTGGCGTAATTGACACCCAACATGATTAAAGGCTTACCATATTCTTTGGCGCTAATCTTGAGCATCGATTTAAGCTGGCGTTCAAATACCACTTCTGGTTTTTCTTTTCCCGCTGAACCTATATGTTCTTCTGTTGCCATTTCGTCTCCTATCAGGCGAGGTTTAATTCTACCTGTATACGTGAGGTTTATCTTGACCGGATACCTCTTCAACGGCTTGTATGTCAGTACATCATCTATCAGGACATCATCATCTTCACACATTTTCACCCTCCAATATAGCGCGTGTAAATAGGAATTTTAATGCGCTATTATTTTCCCTGCCAATACGCTTATTCTGGATAAGAGCCAAGTATAATTTTATCCATTATGCGTTGTGCGAGATTTCGCCGTTTCTTTACTAGTTCCCTACTTGGCTCATCGTCACGTGTATATAGGTCGTATAGTATATTCGCCTTTAGTTTCACTAACGATCTCGCTGATCTTTCTTGTTGTATCCGCTCATCAATGCGTTCTTCTAAAGTCATCTTAGACATCTCTTCAGCCACCTCTTTGCTAGTTTTACTAGGTTTAGCTGTTGCCATCGTTCATTCCTCTCTCATGCGCTATCCATCTTCCAACTTTATATACCTCAGTGATTTTGCCGCCACTTTCCATGCGTAGTGTCATGGGGGCTTTGCCTATCGTGAACGAGACGCGGTATCTTTTGCGACCACGGCAACCAATGACTTCATACCTTCCAGGCGACTCAACGGTAAAGAAGTTGCTGGGGTTGGATACCAGATTGCCCTGTTCCTCAATCGCTACAATTTTCATGCGCTATTCCTTTTCCTCATCATCCCAATATGGTATATCATCCGGTTGAATTGGGAACTCCGGTCTGATACTAGGTGGATTGATTTTGGCATATTTAACAGCATGTCCACCGCTCCACGTTGAGAAACTTTCCCCCTGCGAATTCAGCCAGCCGGCGATGCGCCCGGCGAGTAATTCGATCAGGGTCTCGCGAATTCTCTCAATGGTGATGTTGGCGGCCTCCAGTTCGGTTTCCAGTTCTTGCACCCTTCTATCAACTGCCTCATGAGACGTTAAAAGAACATCACAATTGCGTTTGCTAATGTCCAGTTTGGCTATTTTAGCTTTTGCTTTGTCTAGTGCGAGAGCTAAATCGTTATTAGCATATCGCTGTATCGCAACGGTTTCTTCCAGTTCGGCTACTTGTTTATGCAGCTTCTCATTTGCTGGTATACACTGGTCAACGACTGCCTGTTTCCCTTTCATGGTGCGGCGCATTTGGGCGTTATCGGCCTCCAGTTCGGTTTTCTGTGTTTCGCTTATTTCCCGGTAGCGCCGTGAATTTGCTAGATAAACAGTAGAACATTCTCGTGTCGCTTCCAGTTCGGTTTCCAGTTCGGCTATGTGCTGCTGTAGGCGAATGGCTTCTTTGTTTAACCGCCTGACTTCTTTGTTCAATCTCCACTCTGTGGACTTGGCTGCTTTCCGCTCCAACTCCTTGCGCTTGCGTTTCTTGCTCATATTGTCTCCTGTATCGAACAAATGTATATGTACGTAAATAACCCTTTTCGTACATATACGTGTAGTCAGTTTCCCTGATACCCCAATTCAATCTCAACCCACTGGCGAGTTTCGTCATGTAATTTAATCTTGTCTTGATTTGCCTTATACCATGCCCGCGTGTCCGGTTTGCCTTGAGCCTTGCCAGCACCGCGCCAGTCTGCAATCATCTCGCGCCTATACTTATCTGTCATTGGCTGGTAACTCCAAACCCCGTCGCCATTGACAATGCCCCAAAATTCCCAATGGTGAGGATTAGTATATGCGTGATTTTGAGAAGCGTAATCAAAGTCACTATCCCCTGTATCATCTCGTCTGTGATAGCCTGTTTCTGCCATTGCAGGCGGCCTATCTCCATAAAAGTGATTGGCATAAACAATCCACGATTTAGGGTTGAATTTGCTCAGATCGTGTACAATCCCCTGCCGATACAAACCCATGCGCCAGCATTCAATCAACACATACCATTTGTGCCTGAGAACATACTTCAGATATTTCCAGTGTTTACTCATTTCCCCCTCCTAAATAGCGCATGTAAATTGAGTTCACGAACATTATTTGCCACTTATTCTGCCACCTGGTGGTCTATCAGGTGACATAGACTTGACCTTAATCCCTGGTTGAAAAATCAAAGTATCATCCTCATCAATATATACCCATTCTTTCGGCTTGCGCTTCGGTTTCTCATCATAGGGCGCAATCCAATCAAGGAACGATTCAAATGCGATCTGTAGCCACTCCCACCGGGTGAACATCTTTTGCTCTATGCGCTGGTATTCGTCTGCCAAACAGGTTAATTTATCTGCCAGTTCTTTATGCTCAAGTACATAACCGTGTAAATTCAACCTCGCAAACTGTCCACCGTTTTCTAACTTCTCTGTTATTTCATCTAGTTGAGCAGAACAGTAATTCATCTCCGATTCTATACCAGCCAATTTTCTTTCAGCAAACATCATCCCTTCCCCCTCCACCTTGTCGGCAACGCACATATCAACGGCTTCACGTCCCATAGCGCACAGAGAAACGCAAGATTGGCATCCTTAACCTGCTTCCGCCAGTCGCCCCACACCTCCAGTAATCGTCGTGTATCAGGACAGCGACGAACGAACATCAACCGCGTATCGTATACCGGAACCCGTAAATCTAATATCTGTTGTTTGGTTATGTTCCTGTCGCTCTCTGAACCGCGATAGACGGCTAAATCCTTGCTGCTATACCCAATAAAAGGGACAGCAATCTGCCATCGATCTAACTCTTTAATTACTTTATCCACTTCCTCTTTTACACTTAACAAGCCTATGCCAACTGGCAATAAACCAGGACGCAAAGTAATTCCTTCACTGATGATCACAGTGCGCGCAAATGGCAATGGGTTTTCTCGTTCTTCAGGGCGAACTTCTATATCATTGTAAACTGCTTGCAACGCGGTTGCCTTAACGCCAGCGGGCAATGTAACGCCAACCCCGGCCAAGTTAGCAATCAAGTTGTAATCCATCACCACCGCGTCACCCTCAGCAACCCAACGCATGGCAAGATGCTTGCCAATGTCTACCCAATCACCGGGATAGTACGTTTTCGTACTGCCGGCAAGCTCAATTTGCTTGACAGTCAATAGTTTAACCCACATTATAAATCCTTATAGCGTCTTTTGGCACAGTACACTCATCATCATTTTCATTATACTTAACATCATAGAAATCTAGCCCTATCCCAACGATTTTACATATATCCCCCTTCTCAAAACCAGCTTCGTCGTACATCTTTGGGTCTCTCGCTATCACGCCAACAATATCCAACTCTTCCAAGCCTTTATTGAGATTGGCGCGACGTTGGTCTTTTTCTTTGTATGCTGTCAAGTCGGGATGCTGTTCAAATGCTGCTAAATACGATGCATAATGCACTTGCATCTCATTAAGCAGCGTCAATATCTCATCTTGCATTTCGCGGAATTTGTCATATGGGGATTTATCGGACATCAAGTGCCTCTCTGAAGTATACATTACAGGGAGTATAGCACAAAACAGTGAAAATGCAAAATCATGTGCGGAATCAAAAAGGCAAGCCGAAACTTGCCCCTCTGAGTTAATTGTTATAGCTGGAGGTTATGTTGATTATAACTCTACAGCACAATCTCATTCCAGTTGGTGACGGCTACCGGTTCATAACTGGCGACGTGACCGAGTACAAAGGCTGCGAATTCTACCGCCGCCACTGCCGGGGTCAACGTCACAAGCACCCAATTGAAACCGCCGTCAACGTCAAGCTCTTCGGTGCGCAACTCAATGCAGTTGGCGAGATCATCATCCGCCGCTGTCAGTTCAGTTGACGCTTTGCCTGCGATGGCCTTGGCGTTGCCGCCAGTGCCGGTGTCGTCTTGCGTGATAGCGCAATTAAATGTACCCGCGCCCGCAATGTCTCCAACGCTGATCATCACCACGAGGCGTTGATATATCTCCATATTCAACCAGCCGCTATTAACAGCGACGGTCTCCGAGTCTGCCGGAACATGCGCCAACAGATTGAACTCTTCCGTGAAGTTAGCTGTGAATGTAGTCATCTCTATGTATCCTTATCTCCCAAAATCACGAAGGGCGAGACTTGTTGAGTTCCGTCCTGAAGAGTCAACGGAGCCGATAACCATGGTCTGCCATCTACACGATGCACGGCGCGCCATGTGGTTTCGTCACTCTCAAACCGATTGTGCATGGATGTATCGATAGTTGTATTCTGCCGGTCTCCAATCAGATAGAAAGCCCAGTCAGCCAGGATAACGTCGCCAGCATTTCCGATAGTTGGATTTTTCTCAGTCCAAATAACGGGGAAGCCGAGCAATCTGTTGGGCGCACCTTCTACGGCGCTCCCCCAGATGAAAGACGCATTACCGGCCGGGCCGTTGAGTTGCAACATATCCGACATTAGAGATTGATTGATAAGCCATACGCCGCTGCCGGACGGGAGGAAGTTCTCTCTCATATTGCAAAGGTCAGCATATCCCACCGCCGCAGCCGCGGCGCGTGCAACTGTGATAGTAGCCGGTGCAGGAATGACCCCTAAAGGCTGCCCCGCGCCAGTACCTTGAATGAATGTGTAATCCTCCTGCCAGGATATTACGCCTGGAAAGCCCATGGGCCCCGTCAGGAACGCATCAAGCGCAATCGCGCTGTCGTCCAACAGTTCATCGGAACTGTAGGTGATCAAAGCGAGTTTATGCGCCGTCAGAGTCACTAATTTGAACTGTGGACTATCCTCGGTTTTATCAGAGGCTTCTTCTGTCCAGCGAGCATAGATGCCGCCAAACTGATGAGGTTTTCCCGCCGTTGTTCCGGTCTGATCCACAACCGGCATCTGCATCTGGCGACGCGACATCGGTATCACCGTGGCACGATCACGCACAATCGACAACTCCGCTGCTAGTGCTCGGAGTTGCGCTTGATATTCGATTGGAACCAGAAAACCGCCGTCAGCGCCAACACGTTCCACCATTGCTTTAACGTCGCCGGGGGCGCTTGCGCTTTCATCAGCACCGCCCATGTACTGGAGACGGGGGTCATAAAATCCTAGCCCCTGTTCCCGTACCTGCATCACCGCTTTGCAAAACTCTCCCATATGGCGAAAGCCGCTTGCGGATTGTGTCTGGCGGTCTTGTTTCAGTTTTATCTCTTCCGTTTCTTTCTGCGCTTTGAAAGCGGACATCATGTCGGCGTTGATACCCTGAAGACGGCTCGATCTCTCTGATAGAGATTTCGCTTCGATCATCAGATTTTCAGCGCGCTCAACTTCTTCAGCAGAGGCTTCAACGTTTTCTAGCAAAGAAATCGCCTCTTGCTGCTTCAGAATAGCCGCCTCCATAAACTTATCGTTGCCCTTATCGTTATCGTTATCGTTAGCCATTGATTTTCTCCTCTTTTATTCTGGCTAATAGTCTTTGCCGTTTGGTTTCTGCATCTTCCTCGGCGGGCATGGAAGCCTGTGTTCCGTTGTCTGACCCGACCTGCTCAGGTGTTTCGCCATCGACCTGTTCACTCTGTAATTGCTTCACAAATCCCTGAGCAATCTCTATCAGGGACTCAAGTTTATTTATCAATTCTTTACTGTCATCATATAGCCTGACACCCCCCAATTCCGGCGTTGTGTCAGTAGAAGTTGTATCCAATTCTTGCTCAATCTGTTCTATGATTTCATCCGGGGTTTCATCAACCAGTTCAACCGGCGTTGTGTCCGCATCCGGGTCAACTGTATTGCCGTTCTGATTCTTGACGTTAGTCGTCGCCGTCGCGCTGTTCATGGCAAATACAACCGGGCTGAATTCCCATAACCGCACCGTGCGAATGTTCCGAATCGGGCGCTCATCATCCCCTTCGCCTTCCATCGTTACGTCAGTATCAAATGCGTCGTAACCAATACTCCACTCTGAAATCATGCCAGCTTTAATGCGGCGGAATATTTTAGCCGATTTATCAGTTGGCTCATCTAATAAAAATTGCGAGCGCGTCCATAACCCACCAGCCGCATCAGGGAATTGTGTCAATATCTCGGTAGGCAATTCCTCACGTCCAACTTCGCGGATGTCCAGTACCTTACCGATTGCATTCTCCGCGCTCATCCAATTGTGACTGTCCAGCACACGAATTTTATTACCGCGCTCCGCAATGGTCATGGCGAACGCGCCGGGATGTATGATGTCATCCCCATCATCTATGTTGCCCATCACGGCCACAATCGCCTCAACAATACCGGCATCATCACCCTCTTGCTTAACACTGGTGATGTACGTCGGGCAGTTTTTCTTTTCCATTCTTTCGTCTGGTGCTATTGGTTTTCTGCGTCCCATGTTGGTATACCTATGGTTGTCTAAACAAAAAAAGCGCCCCTTTAGGCGCTCTCGGCACTCGTAACTTAAAGTTATAATCTCTATATTGAATTTGTAACTTCTACTTGGTCTCGCTTGGGCCCCGGCGCTTGCCGCGTTCCGTTACCACGTCAGGGAATTCATTACTCACGTCGGTTGGATACTCTAACGTCGCGCTGCAACGAGTACACCTGATTTGTATCTGCCCGGTTGCGGTAAATTTCAAATCGGCCTTGAATAACAACTTGTGACATACCGGACAACGTACTTCAATCTGATTCACCTTTTGGTCTTTCCTTGCATTTTTTACATTTCTCTTTATAGTATTCGTGAGTGTGTTCCAATATTGAGACTTCACGGTCTGTATACCCTCTACCGTTTCCAGATGATTTTGAACCTTTCGCATACCCTTCTTTGTACGCCTTTTGTTTAACGTTCTCTTGCCTCGCATACCTTAACTCTCCATCAGTAGGCGGGCGTTGTTTAATTACCAGAGTGTGCCCATCGTCAGACCCGAACTTGTATTCATTTGGCTCGTCGGACTTGATGTACTTATCGATTGATAGGCTGCAATCAAACGCTTCAGCAATGTCGTCTACTACACCCTCTATATACCAACAAACAGACCCGCGATATACTACATCGTCGCCCTTATACAATATATACTCTAATATTGGGGCCTCTGCGTTTATCCTGTTGAAATTAGATTCGTCAAGCATCAATAGCTGTTCGGACATCAAGTGTCTCTCCTATACTTACAATCTATCTAAACATACTACCATATATTTTACAAACCGCGCAACCTGTATCAGGCCTCTAAACACGGCAACTCCGTACAGCGACAACGGATAGTCTCTTCGGCGCTACCGGATGGGTCGCCGGGATACATCAACTGGCTGTTCCCGACCTTAAACGCCTGTGACATCTTTATCGGACCAGGGTTGCCGCCTTCAGAATATGCGTAGTGCGCCTCTTCATGTGACAATCGTTGGCGACCATCCAATTGCGCCAGCCACTCTTTGCGCGGCACTCCCCACCGCTCAAATAACCCGTTGGCTCCGGCGTTGCTGGCGCGGATAGTCTCGGTGCGGGCTATCATCTCCGTCCGGTACGGCGGCATACGCTCCGACATCCACTCAAAATCCTCTGGGCTTTGCCCCCCTACCATCCATTGGTCAAATGTCTGCTCTAATCGATTGGACGTTCTATCAATAGACCATCCCTCAGCTTGCGCCTGTGCCAGGATAGAATGTATACCGTTGCGGGTGGTGGGCGTGATTTCATTCTGCGCAAACGTCAGGCTATATCTTTGGAACCACGCTTCGCCCTCTATATTGCCTATGCCTTGCGCTTGCGTGCCCAGCGAGGCCGTCCAGAAATTACCAACGTCGGTCACTGTGCCAACGAACAGCGGAATGAATAACCCCTGCCAGTTCTCCGGGCTGCCCTGCGCCATGTACGCCGCGATGCCCTGCCCGATTATATCCCAACGGATAGTTGCCTTGCGCGCGTGCGCGGCTGATTTCTCCTTGCTCAATATCGCCAGCACGTTTCGCTTGTCAGCTTCAAACGCTTCCAGTACCGCTTTTTCATATCTTCGTTCCCAACTGACCGCGATATTATCAACCGCCTTGCCCAACACCTGCTTTTGTTCAGCATTCCAGCGCCCTTTGGTCTCCGGCTCAATCTCAGCGGCGGCCTCTTCAACTTCCTCTTGTTCTTCCTCAGCGGTAGGCACGTCGTCAAGCGTGCGGTCTGTATCATCTTCCGCTATCCGGTTGCCGGTTGCTATCATATTGACGGGCATATAACTCACATCATCATCCGCCATGGGCGGGAATGACAACCCCGCCGCATCAGCCGCCACGCCTCTAGGAACGCCGCTGCCGATTAGCTTCACGAAATTATCAACCTGCTCAGTTTTGTTTGGTTGCAAGGCGGCGACTTCGGATGTATCAAATGCTACGAACTCCCCGTTTTCACCCCTTAGATAATGTTGTAAGTCCACCTCAAACAATAACAACTCCGGTGTCATGGTATTCTGCCAGAATATTTTCTGCGATTCCTGGTAGTTGCTAAAGGTGGATGATGTTAACCCAGCGGTTGTGCCAAGCAGAATGGCGGGCACTCTGAAGGCCTGGAGAATGCGCGTCTCGTTGCGCGCGTCCAACTCCGCTATTTCCATCTCAGAGAAGGTGGGACTTAGATTGCGATACTTGCCGCCCTGGTCTAATATCATTGGCTTTGACCAGCCACGCGCCGATCCGCCGTAAAGTTCTTGATATTGCTCCCGCATTTGCGCTATGTCATCGTCTTCAAATTCCTGCTCGTACTCAAATATGGCCGTCGGGCTGATGCCCTTTTGCCAGAATACATTTAAATAATTGGTCATCATGTTATCGACGTCGGCGCTACGGGCAATCGAACTCAGCGGACTCAGACCGTAACCACGTCCCTCTAGCGGGTCACGCGGGTTCGGTCTCTTGATGTGAATCATTTCTTCCGGCGCAATTTGGAACGCTTTGTCTAACGGTTGCTCGTGCAGGTGATAGACATATCCCAAAATATTCTTAGTGCCCTTTTGCGGGACGATGAATACCCGGTCAGGGCGTAATGAAATCATTTCACTTGGCAAATTCTCGCCGGGATTAATAGGCGCGTAAATGTACACGTTGCCCGCGATGTTCAAATAAGTTACGCATTGCTGCATGAACTCCATCATACTCTGGTGGATATTAGGACGCGCCACAAGCTGAGACAGCGGGTTGTCCAGTTCCAACGCTTCCGGCGCATTAACGCTGCCGCCATACGCCCTGAGAGGCGCTGACGATACGCTGTCGGCCTTGTACATGATGGCCGAATATATCAACGAGTTGGCGTTGAAACCTTCGTTGACATATGCTTCATAATCGATTAACTGACGCTGTACCTGGCCTTCGATGTTTTTGGGCCAATACTGCATTTTGGCCTTGCTGTTGCGTGGCTGTATTGAGCGCGACGCTAATGGTCTGCCACGTATAACATCTATTGCCAACCGTGTTCTCTGTCTTAAGTTCATAATGATCGTATCCTCGGTGCTGGTCTGTGCGCTATGTGCCATGCCATGACAACCGCATCACCCTTATCCGGTGAATGATGTATCCGCTTAATGATGTCCTGTTTACTTTCTAGTTTTATCTTGCCGCCCTGTTCGGTATACCGCGGCGCACATAAATCTATTCTCAACTCACGGTCAGGCGGCAACGCTATATTCTGTCCACTGCTGGGGTCTAACGCTTCGCGGAGCATCCAATACATTTCAGCGCGCAGATTAGCAAAACCATACCGCCTGGATTTATCCGTTCGCATTGACTTTTTGCCGGCGTTAATGCCCCTCACTTTTGGTATCACCCGTTTGCTGTGGTCATACGCACTTTTACCCCACCCCACTAAATCAATACCAACCGTGGCGGGCTTCCAGTCTTTTTCATCAACGTCTTCCGGTTTTGCATCTACTTCCATGTGTTTGATTATCAATCGCGTCACGTCCTGCCCGTCTGGTGTGGTTTTGCCAGGATAACATATAAGACTATCAAACCACGTTCCGTATATTTTGGCTAGTACCGTTTCGTCGTCTCCGCCCGCCGCCACATCTACTCCCATTGCCTTCAACTCCAAGTCGGGCTTGCCAGTAGTTTCCCACCGGTGCATCGCTTCCAATACCCACTCAGTCGGTATAGCCTGCCAGATATCGTCTTTGACTGTGATGCCAAAATCACCATATAACAATTGTGACCGTAACGGCTCCGGCAAACTGTTAAGCTGGTCGGGATAATCCGTCGCCATGAGATGCGGGTTGTCCTCCACTCGCGCCGGGATGAATGTGCGCGACTTGGGCGTGTAAGTTATGCCATTTATTTCAATAGGCGCGTTGCTCTCCACCTCTATGTCAGCATCATCCCTGCGGATAAACCATCTTAGCTCACCCGCCCTAGCTGGGTCAGGATATTGAGGGTCTAGCCATGGCGCAAAATATTTAACTACCCACTCCCCTTCTGCCGTGGTTGGCGGATTGAATGTCAATACAATTCGCGTTCTCTGTTCCGGTATCGTCGTGCGTAACCAACCGGTCAGGAACCGGAACACTGTCTCGCTAAAGTCCACCGCCTCATCAATGCCAATGAAGTCCGCTGGCCGCCCCTTGAACTTGAAACGGTCTTTGTCGTGTTCTACCGCCGCGCCTTTAATCAGCCGTCCGTCCGGGGTGTCCCACTGTTTTTTAACACCCCACACGAATGAACATTTGCCATCCTGAATTGCATCCCCACGTTCTACCATGTCCTGGAGGTCGGTATAACGCCGTCGAAACAATCTACTGATGCGGTGTTGGGTAAACGCCAGTCCCAATACTAAATCGGTCTTGCCCCCCCCTGCGCTGCCACCATATCCCAACACGTCCGCCTGTGACTTGTAAGCATCCTCTTGTGGTTTGTCCTTGTACGGTTGCCATATCTTATGGTCAGTTAACAACCTGTCTATCTCTGCGAGTTCTGCCTTCGTCAAGTATGGCAGCAATTCGCTGTACTCGCTGCTCATGTGTATGCTCATGCTCCACCGTCCCGGTATGTTCTACCTGTATCTGCGCTGGCTTGTTGAGCGCCATCAATCTACATAACTCTCGTTGCGCCGTCAACGCGCCCTTATAATCCTGGATTTTCATCATCGACTTGAATAACGTCTCATATCGTTTGACCGCTTTCCCGAACTCAGTCTCTCTATCGGCGGCGGCTATTTCTGCGAACTTTATATTGGCGCGCCTGATGTAAGTTCTGGCCTGACGCGCCTCAATATCCCAATTAGATGCAGCGTATTGTACAATATCACCACTACTTGCTCCGACGATTAACAATCCGAAAACCACACTTACCCGCTCCTCTATTTCTTTATTATCGGACTTTTGCGCCATTGATTATTCCCTCCATCCAATCCCGGTGGAACTCCCACACATCACGGTCATTGGTGATAGTCGTATTCTCTAATCGCGGGTTGCTGGTGAAATTCGCGCTGCCCTCGATTGCCATAAAATTCTCGTCCGATTGCAATAACATTATTTTCGTATGGTTGGCGAATGATACGAACCTCTGCCCGCGCTCCAATAGTCCCTCCAGCACCGTTGCGTACACCGCCTGCTCGCGTCTCTTGAAATAATTGCCGGTCAATAATGTAATCGCTCCGATTGAGCCGTTGTCATACATCGCCAATAGGTCAAGCGCGTTGTTACGATTCATCGTCCAGGTGCTTCCGTAGAAGGATGTTGTCTTGCCTCCCATGAGGTCAACAAATATTGGCAGCAATACAAAATAATCAAACGTTCCATTGCATATCGCGTGTAAACATTCGCCCGGCTTGGGTAATTCGGTGAACACCTCTCCCGCGCCTTCTTTGCTGGTCGCCAACTTCGTCAGGTGCTTTAACCGGCTTCGGATGGTGCGCGTCTCCGTTTTGGCGACGGTCTCAAATTGGGCCGGATTATCGAACCATGACAGATCGTCATCTATGGACGGTAACGGTAGCTGATCTATTTCGCTCTGTCCGGCCTTACGCGCTGCCATTGGTTGCCTCCGCTAATATCTCATCTCGCACATGCTCCGCTATCGCCTGCATAAATCGCGGCGGTACGCTGTTGCCGATGCGTTCCCACTGTTGTTTAATGTTTCCTATTAATTGGAATTTGTCATGAAATGAGGCAATTCGTGTTGCCTCTTGTATCCCAATATGCCTATCAATATCTGGATGTATTAATCCCATAGCGCCTGACTGTCTAAAATTTTTTAGCATTGTCGGAGAAGGCCTGTCCCATCTTAGCCTATGAAGTTCATGTCCGTACTGATTAGCAAACTGTTTTCCATTATTTCCCTGCCTCATCAAATGAACAATTTTAGCGGCTGTATGTGTTAAACCAATACCTATAAACTCTAAATCCCTAAAAGCATCCCTTATCGCTATCGGCCTCGTTTGTGCCTTTGGAAAACTTGGCGTAATCCCCAAGTCGTCACGCACTCCGATAAATATCAGGCGTTCTCTTGATTGCGGCACTCCGAAATACATCGTATTCAACTTCTGACATCTCACCCGGTATCCACTGGCCTTCAACTCTCGCATCACCTCAGCGAATATCAACTTCATTTTGCCCTTGACCATGCCGGGCACGTTCTCCATTATGAATACTTTCGGGCGCAATCCCCGCAACAGTCTCGCGTATTCTCTGAATAGCTGGTTACGTTCGTCGGCTATTTCGCGCTTTCCGGCTGTGCTAAAACCTTGACATGGCGGACTACCGTCTAAGATGTCCAATTCCCCCGCTTGCAATCCCGACAATCTTAAACATTCCTCAACTGACAATTCCGCTATGTCACCATGATAGATTGGAGTATCGGGATAATTCAATCGGTAGGTTTCAACCGCGTTGTTATCCCACTCTACCGCCAGGAGAACTTTTCCACCTGCCCATACATACCCGGTAGAACTACCCCCACAACCTGCGAAGGTACTAACGACTGTGAAGTCGGGCGGGTCTTTTACATCTAAGGTCTTATCAATAAAATCTAATGTCATTTTGGAAAGTCTTTGTTGCAATGCGGGCATGTGATATATTCTACTTCGCCTTCTACCGATTCATCGTATTCTGGGAATTCAGTAGGCAACATCAAATCCGCTAAATCCTCCCCGTCATACCCGGTAGCCTCGAACAGTTCCGTATCAAACTCCGCCACGCTGCTTAACAGTTCCGCCAGCTTTGCATCATCGTGACTAGCAAGCTCCACCGTACGATTGTCCGCAATGGCGTAAGCGGTGGCCTGCTCAGCTGTCAGGTGTGAGCAGTCGGTAGTGTCAATATACCAATCCCCGTTCTTGGCTGTGACGTTGACGGGTGGCTCTGCGCCCTGCTTGCGCAACCAGCACAGCGCCTTAAACGTATGATTGCCCGCCCGGATTTCGCCATCGCGCCAGACCGATATAGAACGGTTGTAGCCAAACGTGGCGAGACTGGTTGCAATAGCTCCGATGTCACCCTGATTATAATTTTCACCCCATGGCGTAAGTTCGTTTAAGCCTTTAATCATCGTTCTCCAACCCCCTGACCATCAACGCCCCTGCAATCGGGTACACCGTCAACGTGTCAAAAAACAGGTACGCCATCAACACGCCCAACCACGCAAGAATCAATACGGTTCCGTTATTTCGCTTCATAATGGCAGTATAACACAGATTGTTACTGAGGTAAAATTGCGGGGAGCTTAAACGCTAACCGCCCGCCGGATGGACGGGTCGGTCGAGCGATAAAAATTAAAGGTGAGTTGCAGTATGGGTACTGTTAATGGTATCCGAAGGCACTCTCCTAATTACAATCGATAGCCCAACTATACCGCACCTGAGCCAATCGCGCAAATACAAACCGCGCCCTAAATTCAGAGGACGCGATTTGTAGAATGATCTTTCTACTGCGATTAGTATACAGGATTACCAACGATACTGCAAGCTGCCCTCAGCGAAATCATCACCTTCGATCTCACGCCGCACGAAAGCCGTCACGCCGAACCAGCGCAACTCATGCCAACCAGCATAACCCGGCACGCCGTCGCCATATTCGCCGTAGTTGGTCGTGAATCTTTCATGCAACCATCGGCGCACTTTGGCCTTGATCGTGTATCGTTCACTATGGATATTCCAATTTTTGAACATGTTCACTCCTTAATCGATTTGAATTAATTGTACCACAAAGCGCCCCCGCTTACCCAACGGAGACGCTTGCGAACATCTATTTGCATTCTACAGTACATCTAGCTTATCCTGGCGCGACATTGCGCCGTATGGTTATGATTGTATCATTCGCCGTCGGGTTCGGCAACCTTTCGCCCTGTTGCCTCAACTATCTGCCGTCCCATGCTTTCGCATTCTCGCGTCAGCCAGTCAACGTCTCGCAAATATGGATCGTTTTCATCGCCATAATGTCCACAGTCAAAACCATAGACATAACCCTCGCCCTCTACTTCACGATTCCATGTTATACCACCATGAACGTCGATCATCATTATCATAGCAGCATCGTCCTCATTTGACGCTGGGCACTCTGGGAATACAACATATCCACAATGATAATCGTGCAGACCATAAACTCCTTCTTTGATTCTGTCTGCCCACATCATGCTCATGATGTAGAACTTCAGTCCATCCTTTTCCCACTCTTTGATTATTGTATCGGTTCTTTCAGGTGTTTTCATTCTGCTGTCTCCTTTTTGTCTACAATCTCAATAAATCCTGACGAAAGCACATTTGCGCCCTTATCGGTCTTACTACGATAATGTGGATGACAATTATACATTCGCCGTGACAAGTCGGGTAAATTCCCATCAAAGCCAATTGCGTCCGACTTATCCCCATTTGGTATTAGAATTGACCTCTCACATTCACGGGCGCACCAGCGGTTGAGACGGTCTCCCTCGATGCGCGGCTTGCCGTCGCCGCCTTCATACGTGCCCGGGTCTTCCGGCGCAACACCTAATTCGCCATCGGACTTATAACACATATTATCTTCATCGCCGTCAGGATGATAAACATCTGGCCGATTATTGATGCCCCATGCCTTTTCACATTTGCGGTCACAGACAAGTATCACCTTGTGCCCCATAAACAAGATAGATTTAGCTATCATTGCTTGTCTCCTTGTCTTTCGCCCTATATGCTGCCCACTGTTGCTTGAATTTTTCGCTTAACACCTGGCGCTGTTTGTCTGTGCGGATATGCGCTCCTGGCAATTCAGGCTGTAACGAACCGGGCGGCAGCCCCATTTCAATCTCACACATTGCCCGTATAAACCACGCCAACTCCCCGCGCCCGAAGTGCGCTTCCAATAACTGGATACCCAACGGCGTGAAATAGGTTGTGATTGCCTTCAAGTCACTCATCGCGTGCCTCCACATATTCCACCACCAACAGCGACGCACGTTCTCGCGCCCGGTCTGGGTCACTGTACCAGAACTGATTTATCACCAACTTGTCCGGCGTGTGAATTTTTTCAACTACGTGAAACGTACACGGTTTGCCGCCCCACGTTATCAACGTCACGCGCTGGTTGCCCTGCTGGTGGCTGATGCGCAACCTATCCACAATGCCACCTCCATATCTGCTGGCAATGAGACCGCGCTGGTGAACCTGTCGGAACAACTTTGTCAGAACGGCTACGCGCTTCCTTCTGGTTTTTCCACCGCTTTTCCATTTTCGCAAATTCTGCGCGGCGCTTTTTACGATTCACTTCCAGGCTCCACTGTGCTTGTTCACTCAGCCTCATCGTCGCCCCCTGTTTTCACCTGGTTCAAAAAGCTGACCATCGCCAGCAACGTTTCAGCGCTCGCGCCAGCCTTTGCCATTTGCCGTAACGTCACCAATACCAGCCGGTACTCGTCGCGCTCCTGTTTTATGTCCTTTAGCTCCTGTGTCACGCCCTCTAGCTCCTGTGTCACGCCCTCTAGCTCCTGTGTCACGCCCTCTAGCTCCTGTGTCACGCCCTCTAGCTCCCACGATAAATCTTCAATCTGATTTTCAGCGTCGCGGTGTGCGGTTCTATAGTCCCTGGTTCCATAGTTCATGACTTCTCCTCCAGTTCCGCATAGGTATTTTTCAACTGACAAGCTAAGCTATTTACATCCGCCTCCAGCTCCGCCACCCGCTGGCGCAACTGTTGATTTTCCGCATACATTTGTTTATCTTTTGCAAACCATCTATCGTGTTCATTACCGATAGTCTGACGCAGCTCCTCAATCGTCGCTTGCTGCTCTGCCACCGTCTCGCGCTCCGCTACCAAGTCTGGCAGCACCCTGTCAGCAGCTTTACTTGCATCATCTATCATGTCCTGGATTGCCTGAATATCAACTTCCATACAGGCATCAAACAACTCCTCGCTTACGCCAAGTTCCTGCGCTTCACTGGTCGGTGCGCCCTCGCTGTCGTCCAGCGCGGCGGGGTCTGCGAAGGGCAATTCTGATAAATTCCACTCTGGGGATCTTACTGCATAGGATTCTGGCTCTGGATATTTCTCAGATTCAGCCACCATCTCACCAATATAATCGCGCTTGATTGTAGTATCGCTTTCCTGCGCTTCCGCCTGTCGCGTTGCCTCATGTGTGGATGCTTCCGCCGGGGTTTCGATGTCGCTGGCGGCCTCTGGCTGCTCGGCTTCGGCGGCGTGCTGTTCGGCGTAGGCTTTGGCATCTCGCAATAAATGCGAGTCGCTATTGACTAACACTTTCCCGTCAACCCAAACGCGCCATACATCACAGCCACATTCCAGCACTTGGCGGATTCCATATGCGCGGCGGTTAATCACCGTACTATGTTTATGCAACTCATTGTTTCGTGTCCACTTCACCTTGCTGTCCATCGTTGCCTCCTGTTTGGTCTAACTTCTTTGCCTCATCAGTGGCGCAATTAGGTTGTAACCATGTGCGCCAGACCGGGCACGCGCCCGGTTTCGGCTAATCTATCAGATGTAATCCCATAGGCGGAAATGGTACGTATGACACCCAACCATCAACACTAGCTTCGCGCCACTCACCACATGTGCTGTACATCAGGTCTAAAAATCGCTCTATGCTATCAGGGACTTTCCACTTTCCGTCAACATATCGCAATCCCAAATCGTAGCCCTGTGACTGTCTGCCCGGTTTGTGTACCAAAACCCTCTTGTCAACCTGCGAAACCTTGTCATAAAAAACCGTGATAACTTTTTGATTCATCTCTGTCTCCTCCGCCCGTAGGCTATGCACTCTATCAATTGAACTATAAATAACTATGCCGCTAAAATTCTCACTGCTTTACGAAATGAACTTGTGACCACTTCACCTTGCGAGGTTAAAATCGCTACCATCACCCGCTGCTGGCGGTCAACTTCCAACATGATCGTGCCATCATGGTTAATCACGCGGCTGTACTCGTGCGTCAGTGGTGCAAACCGGAATTCGATTACCGCTTCGCGTGCCATGTTTCGTAACGTTCCCGCTGCTAGATGTTGGTTCATTTCGTTCCCTCGTTTAATGTCTCTATCTATATATATATTATGCCATAATATATATATTATGTCAAGTGTTTTCCAGTGTTTTCACCCATGGGGTTGGCCGATTGGTACAAATTGCCCAAATGTGGTATGCTGCTGGTATCGATTACAGCAATGCACTGTGAGCAGGAGCGCCGCCGCCGGGCGGCGCTTTTGTTTTATATCGATTGAACCTTGACCTCAACACGCGGGTGCTCTTTGTCGTATTTCAACCAGGCATGGATTTCTATCACCTGTGTATCATCCTCAAATGCTATCCCGTTCAGCCCATCATTCACGCCCTTGACTAGATTATCTAAATCGCATTTATGGCGTGTCGAGCGATAAAACTCCATCCACACCGACACGTCACCCTGTAGAGGCGATACACCTGGATTATCGCGCTTGCACGCCCAACCGACTTCGGCCTCCCAATTTTTGGTTCGCTGTGGTGTGTACGTCTGGTTGCGCTTGCCCAGCCGGGGACGAGCTTTCGGGATGGGATTACCAATCACGGTGAATTCAATTTGTGCCATTGCCCACTACCTTCACTATGATTTCAACTGCCTTGCCAATAAACCTATCGGGAAGCACTACACGAACTTCGCCCGCACAATCAACTGTATCAATTGTCGACCACGGCTTGACCGGTTCCGGTTCGCTGTAGTTATCTGCTATGTGCTGCTTTTGCCGCATTCCGATTTCATGCTCCTCTTGCGTCAAGGCCGCTTCAACCGCGTGCATAGTTCCGTCGCCAATGTCTACCGTACCAGTATCATACAACTGTTTGACGACTACCCCCATTGCTTTGATATCGCGTGTACACCGCTTGCGTCCCTCAGATTGAGCCCGCTTATCCGCCGCAACTACAATCGGCACAATCAACGCCTCCTCAACTTCTAACCGTTTTAATACCTGCGCCTCACTCTGGTTTAATAATTCCCGACTTCGGGAATTTATCACTCGGTTCATGTGATGCGTATTCAACATGCGGTATACCGTTGACGAACTGGCCGAGATTTCCCCCTCCAGATATTCCCCAAAAGTATCATAATCCAACAGTTTATAATCCTTGCTGCCACGTATTTGTGACAATAACTCCCCCGCAGTCTCAAGCGCTTTATTAATCCGAGTGGTTTTGAGTCTGACTGTTTCTGCTCTCACTATTTTCAATCCTCGTAACTATCCATCGTTATATCCATTATACTCGATAACAGCGTTGACAGCGCCCGCCGGTTGACCCTGACGGGGCGTGTCCGTTCGTTCTTCTGGCGTTCAACGCACACGGTATGCGCCGCTGTTCTGTCGTGATATTCGATCATACCGTGTTTGGTGTGGATGATTTTGCCGCACAGCTTGCAGCGGGTTTTGAGCATATCGTTCACCGTTCTTCCATCCTATCGATTGCAAAACAAACTACAGGGCTTGTAATTGCTCACATAATATTCTGCCATGTCGAACAATACCCCCTGTTGCCTCATCTCACGAATGGACGCTTTGCAGTTCGGGAACATATACGCAAACCGTTTGCGATCATCCTGAATTGATTCCTCCAATTCTTGCAATTCATCCACCACATCAGGGATTAACTGTATCATCGCCTTAATCTCTGACGGGCGCTTGTAAAAGCATCCCATACACCCGCCCCGTACCATATAAGCGGGGTATTCCGGCATCAAACCAAATTCAGTACATATTCTCTCCACCATTGCTCGATTAATGCCCCACCACCGCAACGGATACCGCTCCGATAGCCCAAATATTTTAGACGTGTTTCCCGTCCGGTCTGGCTCATCAGCCCGTAACCCAACGCACATAACCGCCGGGAGTTTGTCCGCTAACCAGTCATTATAACTTTCGATTTTGAATAGCCGCGTGCAATATCGCGCCCGGAATCCAGGTAGAAATTTTATCTCTCGAATGTACTCCGGCAACGTTCCATATTTTGCCGATGTCACCCGCACCACCTCCCGCCCCGTCACGCGCTCAAACTTGTCTATGTGCGCGTGCAATTCTGGGAACTCCCAACCCGTATCAGCGAATACCGGAATCGCATCCGCCATAAGTAGCGCTAACGCCGTGCTATCTGCGCCGCCGCTAAACGCAATGTAATCTGCCATCATTCCCTCCGCTTCACTATGTAAAACACGATCCCGCACTACACTCATCGTCAAACTGGAGGGGCAATGCCGCCTGTCCTCCCACGGCAATGTCTAGTGGTACTAATGCGCGATGGATGTATAACTGATCGTGTGGCGGTTCTTCCCGTTTAGTGTTTATGTGTTTCTCTATGGCAACTGCTTGAGCAAATAGATTCGGTGCATTTTTCCGCATTTCTATCCATTCGTCTGGTTTCGTGACTGGACAAAAAAAGCAAGCTGATCGTGGCGGGACTGGCAATCTAACATCGTGTATAATTTGCTCACATTGGAATCTGGACACCATCAAATCAATTAACGGGTACTCAAGTTTACGCATAAAACCTAGTTTGATTTTTCCGTCCATTTCGTGCCATTTGGTGGAGCGTACTCGTGAAATTTCATCAATTGACATCCCAATCCCCATCACGCATTTGTGAGTATGTTTCTTAGTCCACTTGTTAACAACTCTCTGTTTGAAATCAACGCTACACACATGGCGATACGGAGCATTGCCGCGTCGTTGCATCGGGATTACGACACTTTTTGGAGTGCGGTATATTCTGCCCCTGACAGTTTCTCTGCTCCCATCTTTCATCGTCTTAAACACCTCAATGTATTCGATACCGTGTTTCACCATATACGGTTTAGCATACTGGTCTATATATTCCAGCGTGTCGGGATTCTCGCTGTCGTCTCCGACATTGGCAAAAACAAAATAATCGAATGGTTTAATTTTGCCCGTCGCTTGCAATACCATCACCGCGTTAGATTGCACGCCACCGCCATAACTAAATATTCTCACCGTTCAATCTTCCGCTTCTCTACGACATCCGCTTCCTGCTTGGATTTGTTCCAGCAATCCCGACAGATATTCCTTGAGACAAACCGCCCCGTTGCATCCCGTTCACCAAACTGAAACTCGTTCCGGTACTTCTGACATATCACACAGCGCCGCACTGTATCGCGCTTGCTGATGTTGTCGTCTATATCCAGGTGGACTTGTTTATATTTGGTCATGCTACCTCCTATTGCTGTAAATTTTTCAGTGATTGTAAAAAGTTTAACCCCGCCTGCCCCGTCGTTTCCGCTTCAACGGTAGCGAATAACCATTCGTCTTCATCATCTTCCGATACATCAAAATCCGGTGCATCAAATTGTGGTGCGTTGAGTTGTTTCGCGTTGCCGCTGCTGATGGGCTGTACTAGCTGCACAGGCGCTATCACGGGCGCGGGCTGGCTGGCTCGTATCAACTGACGGATGTCATCCAACGTCGCCTCAGTCAACCGATCTGCAATATCCGGATATAGAGCTTTCAATACATCCACATTGCCATCGTCTAAATCGCGCATCAATTCCAACGCCAAACGAACCGTGGGCGCGAACTTCCTGCGCGCCCTCAGTTCCGCGATGTACTCCGCAAGAATTTCTTGCTCTCTGTCCATCAAATTCAGCCAGAAAATTACCTGATGTTGGAATCTGTCTGCCATGATTATACCTTAGAATGGGATACCGTTATCATCGGTGAGTTTCTTGACCCAAAATGATAGACTGAACTCAACAACATCCCCCCGCGGATCGTCGAGTGATTTTAAGATTCGGTGGGCAATTGTTAATGCTGCATGATTCGACAGCTTCAACGTGACATTATCAACCGCCACATCAAGTTCCACCTTATCAGGACTAACAACCTCAAATATGTGATATGTTTCAGCCTTCATGTTTAACTCCTTTGCCTCATAGAGGATAACTGTCTCAAAACCCCCGTTTTGTCACTAGTGACAAGCCCCCCGATTCCCCCCTCCCGTCTGTCCAGTTGGAATGGGGGAGGGGGCTGGTGGTGCTAGAGTTGCTTAGAATGGATGTACCACCGCTTGCGCTTCTACCGCGTAGAGCGACGCAACGTTTTTATACTCTTTGGTGCTAGTGCCGTCGTTTTTAGCAACGTGGGCGATCTTCATAATCACAACCCAATTACCATCACGCGCGAACTTATCACCATGCGCCTTATACTCTTCATACTTGGCAGCAATGAACGCGCCTTCACCGTCAACCAGCCTTGCAAAATCCGGGCTGCGTTTTTCGTCTTTGAAGTCCCGACAAAAAACAGTGTGCTTGCCCTGTAGCGTTGCCAGCTTGACGCACGCCTTACCGTTCTTGGTTTCCGTCAACTCAATATTCGACACGTTGTACGCCACGCCCTGACCGTTCTCGTATTGCAGTTCGTTGTAATCGTCATAGTTGAGGCGCTGGTTCGCCCAGACTACGCCGTCCGGTAATCCAGCACTGCTGACTGGCGCATCCTGCTTGCCAGCCTCTACCATGGTGTCCTGTGGCGGGCTGCCGCCTACGCGCCGCTGACTTTTGTCACGTTGTAATGAATGCACAACTACCGTCTCCGACTGTTCGGTTGGTGAGATTTGCTGCGCTGGTTGTCCGTTGGGGTTCATGCTTGCACCAACGACCTTAAACGCCCGCCGCCACGCAAGCGCCGTCCGGTATGCGTCAATCGGCAATTCACTTGATACAACCGTAATCGACACGCCCTTGAATTTGCCCCAGACAGTACACATTGGGGCAGTAAGTTGATTGTCTGGATCGGTGTTGGTGGTAATAAAGTCGGTTGCAACTTCCGGCGAGTCCATTGTCAAAATCGTTTCCGGTTCGTTGGCTTGCAACGCCTCTCCCACTCTCAACCACGTTTCGATAGTCGCTACCATCACATTTGCCATTGGATTTGTTACACTGAGAGAATCGTCGCCGTCCGCCAACATCTCACATCCAATCGCATTGCGTAACGTCACATTCAACTTGTGACCCTCTACATAAATAAATTCACCCGCGCAACTCGTTTTAACCGCCATCATTCATCCTCCTGAATATCCCACAATCCGATATATGCCTCGCGCTGTTCACGTCCCACCGCCGGTAACACGTCCTCGCTGTGTCGCCCGAAACCATGCGCCATGTAAAACTCCCACACCAATTCGCCGCACGTCTCACAAAAGCCGTGTTCGTGGATGGTGAGATTGTCGCAACCTTCACGCTTGCACTGGTTCATTCTGTGGCCTGTTTCTTTTCTAGCTGAAAATCTTGTGCCATTCCCTGAACGACCAACACCATCAGCCATAATGAAATTGAAATGAGAATAGAATTTGTATTGCTGTACACAATCCCCGCAAGTAAAAAAACTACAGCACTACCTGACGTTGGCGCACTGATTATAAATCGCATCATTCCCCCTCCTGTTTACGCGCCGCCAGGTCGACTATCTGCCGTCCCATGCTTTCGCATTCTTGCGTCAGCCAATCTAACCCATGAAACTGATCTTCCGTACAGATAAAACCATACGTATACCAACCATCTGAGATCCAACCAGAACGTACAATACCGCCCGGCACTTTAACATCCCGAAGGGATACCAACTCATGGCCCTCTTCAGTCATAGGACATTTAGGGAATCTCACGTTTCCGAAATATTCATCACGCAATGAGGGCGCTAAAGCCTTAACTGGTCCAGGGTGTTCCTTTAGCACAATATTGTATTTCAGACCGTGTTTTTCCCAACTCTTAATCGTGTCAATCCAATACATCTTCGTCCTCGCTTTCCGTCTCACGCGCCGCCAGCAGCGCACGGGCATCGTCCACGCTAACATCCATATCAAACCATTTCAGCGCACTGTCCACCTTCCAGTATCCTAGTTCCCCGATGTCGCTGATTTTCTGGTTGTCATTGCCAATCAATTCGTAAAATCCGATTGACAACTCCACCAGTGCCCACCGTTCCGGGTGCGCGTTCAACGTCGCCAACTGGCGGGCGAACTCCATCTTATCGTGCGCAGCTTGTGCTTCCTGCAACGCTATCCGCTGTTCTGGTGTCATCTGTTCGTCGGTCATGATTTGTCCTCCTGGTATGTTTCACCCACCAGCTTGTGCGACACCTTCAAAAACGCCGTCGCTATATCGTCGCCCAGTTCCCGGTGACACGTATACAAACCACGCGCCGCGCCCACCGGCAACGCACTTTTTGCGCTTTCATCTGTATCCAGCATGGGGGAACTTTCGTATTCTTGCGTATCGTAATTGAACCAACTAACGTTTCCCATCTTACCGCCTCCTGAAATCTCATGCTTGACAAAGCGAACAAAATCAATTACCCTAATCATACAGATTAACTTGATAAAAGTCAAGAGGTAAAAATGGCAACAAACAACTCAAAGCGAACCGGCAAGAAATTACGTCATGTCAAGCTACATGACCCTGTCATGGCAATCATCGCAATGGTAGCAGCGCGTGACAACTTGACCAACACTCAAGTTGTTGAGGAGGCGGTTTTGATGATACACGAAGATATTGAAAAGCTTATCCAGAAAGCGCCAACCAAACAATGAATCCTAAACTCTGCCAGCGCTGTAAAACTATGCAGCCCGCCGACACCTTTTGCATACACGGCTATTGCGCCCGGTGCGCGGCAGTCCTTGAGGACAGTCGCCGCCGGTGGCAACGGCGCAAGGTACTCAATTTCGATAAGAAGTTGGCGCAGTTGGATAAGGCGCGTGAGAAGCTGAGGAAGTTGAAATGACCGCTAATCCTTACGTATACACGCCCAGCAACATGGCACGCGGATTCAAAATGTATCTGTACTGGAGCGGGCAACGCCGGGCATTGGCGGAAAACAACTTGAGACTTTACAACATATACAAAACTAACCGTTGCCCTGCCCTAATGCACAACGCCCCCGCCACCAATACTTACGCATTCAAACTCGAAGGCGACAAACTACGCGCCATGGCGCGCCACTGCGAAGAACGCGCGAATTGGTGGCGGCGATGGTTGCTGGAATTGAATAATGGCTGACGAACTCACATCACGCCAGACAGAGCGCATTGAATTTCAACGGGAGTTAATCCGGGAGTTAATCGCAGAAGCATATCAAAGTATTGTGTCAACACGTCGTGAAATTGAATTAGATGAGCAATACATCCAACAGCGCGAACGTGACATTCGCATCTACGAAACTAATATTGCTAGAATCGAAGACGATTCCAATCATCCTGTACAGCCCGACGATTCCGAGAGGGACTGACGATGAAAATAACTGACAACAAGTTCAACATCGGAGATGTGATAACAATTGAATGGGATGGTAATTCAAGACACGGGAATCTTGGAAAGATCGTCGGAGCATGGGGTAGTTGCAATATATTGTTATCCAAAGACTATCCATATCCCCCACTCAATATCGATTGCCAGTGGGTGTATAACGTGGAATTCAATGATGGAATAGGATTAAATATAGGAGAATACTCTGAACCAGTATTGAAAGCCCCTTTACAATCCGACAGCGAGGGGGAGTGACGTTACAATCCGGGTAGAGTTTTCTAACTATTCTAAACCTATACCGTGTAGCGTTAAGCGGGTATAATTATGAGGCAACAATGCGGCGTTAGCTCATTGGGAGAGCGCAATGTTGAGTAAGACATTGAGGGACTGGGTTCGATTCCCAACGCTGCACTAGCATCAATTGAATCGAAAAGGGACACATATAGTGTCCCCTATAAAAATCGAAGGCGCGACTTTGGGAAGTCCGCCTGGATGGTAGCCTACAAGGGAGGCGACATATGAATGATACCAAGAATACCCCCAAAACGCAAGACAAAAACCAACAAGTATCCATTACCATTACGGAAGCGACTACAATTGAGTTTTACCGCGAACGACGTTGGAATGGCGTTGACCCTTACTCATGGTGTAAAGAGAATGATCGCTATATCGATAAGTTGAGTAAAGCATCTTTGCACCGCCTAATTCGTGTGGCTGAAAACCTTCAATGGGAACACCGTGAACACGACAACGTATACATGGGCGGTTATTATGCGCCGTCCATAAGTGTAGAACAGATATTCACCCTTGTCTCAAACGGTGACGGTAGCGGCAACTTCCTTGCAGGCTGGTTACGCCAGTTGTGCGGATGCCCCCTTTGTTGGGATGATGAAACGGGCGCAATCACCACTTTACAATCCGACGAAAATAAGCTAGAATCGGAGTAGAAAAAAGTGGACTGACCGCCACCAAAGTAACATACCATCACGCCCGAATCCTGTTTTTCGAGCGACTCTTGACTACCCTTGTGATGGGGGGAGCGGTCAGCTAAGAGTCTAGAGCCGCTCAAAGAATGGGATTTTTGATTACCTAGGAGCAAGACATGAAAGGCGAAAGCAGAAACGAACACCTGATGGGAAGTTGGTACACGATAGTATCCAAACTTGCATTAACACGGACATTCATTGGTCAGGTTTCTACTGGTTACATAAGTAACTTGCCAGCTACTTTGGTTGATGTAAAAAATCTGCCATTCCTTGATTATGACAATCCCCCAGACACCCCGCACGCCATAATTGGTACTACCAGAGAATGGCTGCCCAAACATTTCGCAGTCCCTCATATTGCCATGTTTATTGGGTATCGATACATCAAATCAGGATATATCTATGAAATGGCTTATCACGCCAAACATATCGGGCACGATGAAGTTAAAATCGAATCAGACAGTGATAACAATTTCGATATTGACAAAATTCACAACGAAGTAGGTACGTCACGACCACGTCTCTATGTCACCCGACAAATCAAGGCATGCTTGATGATTCTAAACAAACGCGACAATCCTATTTACGTGCTACCTGAAGATATTACAGAAATCAATGAGGCGGTGGATAATGGCTGAGGAATTCGACATTAAAAAGACTATCATTCGCGCTGAGCGCACCAGCGAACACCCTTACTTCTATGCACCCCGCGCAACCGCACAATGCACCGAGCTATCATTCGAGGCAAGAGGATTATTGTTTTACCTTTTGAGCAAGCCGGATGATTGGAAGGTGCAAGTACCAGACCTCGAACAGAAGTGCAAATCAGGGCGCGTCTATCGCATCTTAGACGAACTGGTTGAACACCGATACATCAGAAAACCACAGCGATTGAAGACCAAAGACGGTAAGTTTAACTGGACACCTTATTTAGTCTATGCGAAACCATACCCTGAAAAACCATCCATGGCTGAACCATATATGGAAAATCAGGGTATATACATACAAGAGACTCAGAAACAAGAGAAAACAGAAAAAGATTCTGCATCGCAAAAAAGCAGCGATGCAGGCACGCCCGAAAATTCATTCGTTCCAAAGCAAACTCCAATCCCATACACCGGACACGTTGACACTTTGAACCAACACCGTGAAATGCTTAAAACTCAAACAGTACCGCGGGCGGTATACGATGAGGATAACTACATCAGTGATAGCCACATCAAATTCCCGATTGAATCAGAGACAGCACTTATTGATTCAAAGCAAAGCGTTGAACCGGATAACAGTTCCGCCGCGCCAGACGGTTGGAGGCGCACAGAAGTCGAGGCAACTTGCAGCGAGTGCGCCAATGATGCGGCGTGGGAGAATGAGGGGCGCTTGTATTGCGAGTATCACTATACTGAGTTGACCCAGGGCGTAGAGGTGTCTGGCGAACCACCTCCACAGCAACCAAAGCGCAAGCGCAAAGGAAAACAGTTGGCGAATGACAAAGTGGTTGATGCGCTGGTGATAGAGTTTAAGTACACCGCGCCAACCAACAGCGATTACAACAATCTCAGAGGCGTGGCAAAAGAGTTGCTGGAAGTCGGGTTGACGCATGAGGATATACCAGGGCTGGTTAAATCGGTTCGGGCTGAATCAAAGAACGAAGGCGACTGGAAGGTATCGGCGCGGTCTCTGTTGGGCAACGGCAGGGTAGGGCGTTATATCAATCGCAGAGATATTCCGGCGGCGCAAGAGTACGCGCCTAACGCTGACACCAGCGTGTGGGGGGAACAAGGTGATGGTTAACATATATGATTTTGATACAGAATTTGTTGCCCCGGCTGATGATGAATACAATGCTTTAGAATGCTGTAAATGTTCAGGGGAGGGTCTATATATCATGGATTATGAACATGAGAATATCAGTGATGATTGCAGAGTGCAATTTATTGCATGTCCCCGTTGCGGAGCGAGAATGGTGCGGTTTGTATCTATTTCGAGGAATGGCGATGAATGAACTTAAAGCTAGGGGAATTGATATAGCTGCTGGTCGTATGCACTGGCGCGTAGTTAAAGGCGGCTGGCAATATCCAGTCTGCAATACCAGCGGCGAACAGGTTGCAGAACGGTTCAAAGCATACAAAGGTGGCACGCCAAAGTATAGCTGGATACCATCTAAACCGGACAACGTTGATTACTACTTTGCACCGGGGGTCAAAGGTGCCATGGGCGGCAAGCTATGGTTTGCGTCAGGGGAGCCAGATGTCTTAACTCTGATGGAGGCGGGATATGAGAATGTTTTTTGCACCCTCCACACCGAACTCAAGATACCCGATAGCTTTATACCCCTATTGCAGTGGCTAGAAATTGACACACTCCTCCACGCGCCCGATGTTGATGATACGGGGCGGGAGTCCGCGCGCAGGTTGCAAGTGGCGCTCAAGGACACCGGGATAGAGTTGCACCTGTACCAGCTTCCGGGCGAACCGGACAGCAAGGCAGACTTGAATAGCGTGTGGATAGATTGTGAGTTCGACAAGTCACGGTTCAAAGTTGCGACAATGGAACGGATGGAATTGCCAGCGATTGAGATTGAACCAATGGATGAAATGTTTCGCCCGTCGCATCATCCCGAACATTTGACGGGAAGCGGAGATGTGCCGCCAACATTCCTGGCGGCGATTGTTGGCAAGTTGAGAGAGACAACTGGGAATCCAATTCATTTTGGTTCAAGTGGGTGGACTACCAAAAATTTCAAGTGCATCTGCCCCAACCATGATGACAAGATAGCCAGTGCGGGATGGAAGTTCGACGGTGTTTATAACTGCTTCGTGTGTGGCGCGATGAATGCCAAACAAACAGGAGAGTTATTGAATCTCAATATTCGGGATTACTACGAGGATGAGCCAGTGCCGATTGTAACATCATCAATGATACCGCCAGCAGTACCAGAGGTTGAAACGGTTGTCCAATCGCCAGCGGAGAAGGCGCGGGCGGTATTGGAGGGCGAACCGGAACCGGAAAGCAAAACGCCACAGTTGTATTACAATGGCAACGATTTATTGACGGGATATATCGGTTTCATCAACGGCGACAAAGAATACATGGGTCGCCCGGTGAAGTTCCCATTCCGTAATATGCACAAGTTCGGCGGGTTCTGTCGGGATATTTTAACCGGTATGGTAGTGTTAATCGGCGGTGAAAGCGGTAGTGGTAAAACTACACTGCTTGAAACTATGTCAGACAACCTGTGCGAGCGCGGCGTAAACAATGTTTACATTAGTAAAGAGTGGGGCAAGAAACCAATTACCGGGCGGCGCATTGGGCGCAACATGACTGACGGAACATTCACACTGGAGGATGCTCTGGCGTATGCCTCGAATGGATACGAACTGCCAGCGAAAAAACGGCAAGCGATAGCGGAGGTCTGTAAGCGCTTGCGGTCATTACCCGGTACGGTTCATGTTTTTGGAAAAGAGAAAAAAGACGGCACGCGCCATTATCTGGAGGATATGCTGGCAAAATTAACAGTCTATATTCTACAACACCGGGCAAGTAATCATGACATTCGGGTTGTGTTCTGGGATTACGTACAGCTATACAGCCTGCGAAAATATATACCCGGTTCAAGCAATGTAGAGGAAACCAAACTGGATGTATTCAAAGACTACTGTGAGATAATGGACGTAGTAGGCATTACGACATCGCAGATAACGCAGGGTGCATCCAACCGGGTTCGGGGTCATGGGCAAAGTCATTACGGCGGCTGGCTGAATCTGCTTGATTGTCAATTCCTACGGGAAGACAAGGCCAATCTGGGTTTAATGTGGCAACAGAAATACTACACCGTCGAACAAATGCAATCCAAGTTATCCGACAAGGAATGGATTGATGCTTGTATTCGTAACGCTGGTTATTCCGATAAGGTCAATCGGGGATGGATCTATCACGATGAGATTGGCGATCCGGTCAAGACTGGCGATGCGGTTCTACTGGTACGCAAGAACAGTCTACAAAGCACCGATAGAGCTATTGGTAAATTCGAGATGGACTGGAAACACGGAAAGGTGGTGGAACGGTGAAAGCAATCACGATACGGCAACCGTGGGCAACGTTGATAGCTGACGGTGTGAAGTTATTCGAGACTCGTAGCTGGAAAACGAACTATCGTGGCAGACTAGCAATTCATTCCGCCAAGAAGTGGGATAGATATGGACAACAGGCCCTAGAAGCGTTCTATCCAAAGTTGATTGAATACCGGACAAAAGCAATGCCATGTGGGTATATTCTGGCGATTACAACATTGGTTGATGTTGTGCCGGTTGAAAAAATCCGGTACAAGTTAACGCCGCTGCAACTACATATTGGACATTATGATAATGGATGGTATGCGTGGAAACTGGAAGATGTTGAATGGCCGACTTTCCCTATTCCGGTTACGGGTAAACTCGGATTGTGGGAGTGGAACAGATGAAAATCCAGCGCGATAAATTCTATCTATACATCGGATATACCAAGTCAGAGACGAAATGGACATGGGATTTTGAACTGTCCAAACCGAGTTATTTGTGGCTGTTGGCAGATATAGGTGTTTTACACAGGTGCTTATCCATTAGCGTACGTGTTGGAAAGTGCCAAATCGTGCGTAAACAAGGGCAGGGTGACGTTTCCAGTGATAATTCACCCCGATATAGCCACAAGCCCGTTACGTTTGATGGTGACGCTTGGTTGGACTGGGAACTGTAGGCAAACAGGTAGCAAAATTCAGACCGAAA